GTAACGGTTCTGTCTGTCATCTAACTATCTCAAAGGGCAAAATCGAGGCATTTGTCAGCGGTTCAAGACTCTATAAAGTAGCTATCAACATCACCCCGCTCTCTGTGAGTAAGTGGAAAAAGGTGTGCAAACAGTGCACCGGCCAGATCGGCTCCATGCTGGAACTCTTGCAGGGACGTTTCTCAGACAATGTCATGGAAATAGTAACCGATCAGAATAAGGGGCTATTCCCCAAGCCCGGCGAGATAAAACTCGCTTGTGACTGTCCAGACTGGGCCGGCATGTGCAAACACATTGCCGCCGTTCTGTATGGTGTAGGCGCCCGACTGGATCATCGGCCGGAACTGATTTTTCTGCTTCGCAATGTTGATCATCAAGAGCTGATTTCAGCCGAGTTGGACATAAAAACAGCGACAGCAGCAACAGGAAAACGGCGACGACTGGCCGGGGCGGATCTTTCAGGCGTGTTTGGTGTAGAGATGACGGAGCCGGTAAAACCTACGCACACAAAAAATGTAGCCACCAGAAAGACCAGCACTCACAAAAAAGCAGTCAAGAAAATGAGTGTCAAAAAGACCTCTGCTGTAAAGAAAAAGGTCAAGGCATTTACCCCAACTGCAGCGGCAGTCATCAGACTACGTAAGCGGTTTAAAATGAACGCATCCCAATTTGCAGCGTTGGTTGGTGTAACCCCACCCACGGTATCCAACTGGGAAAACGGCAGTGGCAGGCTCATCCTACGTCAGCGAACCTTGAATGCCCTTACCCAGGTGGCTGAGCTTACACCGGAGCAGGCCATGAGGAAATTAACGAGTAAGGACCGCGACAAGTAATTAGAGAATATTTCGCTGGCTTTTATCTTGGATTCTAGACGCCGAAAGAGCTACATAGCCACTCTGTGTAGCCCTTGATCTCGTCTTTTACTGTTGTGGCGCGCCCACGACCATTAACCAAAGACCCGGCCAACCTGCGCTGGTGAATCTTCTGCAACACCAACATCGTGCACCCTGGCCGCATCCGCTTTACCCTGACCTATGAACTGGGTCACTACATGCTGCTCCGCCAGAGTGCCGGTCTCGACGGTTTCGAGCGCGACAGCGGCTATATGCCCACAATGATACCGGCTACGTGACACGGAAAAAGGTACACATACGCGACTCGGCCAGTTGAAATTGTGCCGTCCGGCTCGCTCGTGATGCGCCCAGCCTTGATCGCCTTGCGCACCGCCGCATCCGACACCCCGCGATGGCGACCGTAGGCCCGGATGGAAATCCCCATAACCCTATCTCATTGTTTCTAACAGAATATTTATCTGAAAAACAAGCAGAAATGAGTTGATAAGCGTGCCGAAGGAAGCGTTCATGTCACCACGGTCAAGCACATACAGAGACACAAAGGAGAACCAAGACCATGAAACTGACAGCCACTCAAGAGAACATCCTTCACGCCGCCGCCGGACGACCCAGCCGCGACATCGAACCCTTACCTTCCAACGTGAATGCCGGCGTCCGTAAGCGGGTTATCGATGGGCTACTCAAGCGTGGGTTGATCGAATTCAAAGTCGGTGTCTCCCGCATCAGCACCACCGGCTTTGACGCCATCGGCAAACAGCCCAAGGTCTACAAACCAACCACCAGGACCGGCACCAAGCAAGCGCGGATGATCGAACTCATGCGCCGCACTGAGGGGGCCAGCATCGACGAGATCGTGGCGGAAACCGGCTGGCTGCCCCACACGGTGCGCGGCACCATGACCAACGCGCTCAAAAAGCGATTGGGGCTCACCCTGACCTCCGAGAAGGCAGACGGCGAACCGCGTCGGTATCGGATCGCCTAACCCTCACACTTCCTCAGGCTCAAGCGCCTTGTCGGGCGTTTGAGCTTCTTTTTCTGCTGTGTTCAGTCTCTCGACGGATGTGCCATCGAAGGTTTCACCGGATTCCTCCAATACGGCCTCGGCACCGGTGTACTCCTGCCAGCGCCGGATGATCACATCGACGTATTTGGGATCAAGCTCAATCAGGCGCGCTTGGCGCCCACTCTTCTCACAGGCAATCAGGGTGCTGCCCGAACCGCCGAAGGGATCCAGGATGAGGTCCCGACTCTTGCTGGAATTGCGCACCGCGCGTTCAACCAGCTCCACCGGTTTCATGGTGGGGTGCAGATCATTCTTTGCCGGTTTGTTGAAAAACCAAACGTCCCCCTGGTCACGTGCACCACACCAAAAGTGTTCAGAGCCTTCGCGCCAGCCGTAGAGGATAGGCTCGTACTGGCGCTAATAGTCAGAGCGCCCGAGGGTAAAAGTGTTCTTGGCCCAGATGATGAAGGTGGACCATTTACCACCGGCATCTCGAAAGGCTTGTTGCAGCGTATCCAGTTCGCTGGATGACATGGCGATGTAGCACGCGCCTTTGGTCACTTCCAGCAGATTGGCCAGTGCTTTTTGCAAAAAGCCATAAAAGCCTTCGCCAAGATTGTCGTTCAGGATGCGACGGTCCTTACCGCGCATCTTGTCCTTGGCCGAGTTGCCGTAGTCCACGTTGTAGGGTGGATCGGTGAAGACCATGTCGGCCAGCTGACCATCCATCAGGCGGGTCATGTCGTCCGCGTTGGTGGCATCGCCACAGAGCAAACGGTGCCCACCCAGGATCCAGAGGTCGCCCGGGCGGCTCACCGTCTGTGACTCTACCTCGGGTATCGCGTCGTCCTCGGTCAAACCCGGCTCCGGTTCTGTCTCAAGCAACGCGTCGAGTTCCTCATCGCTGAAACCAATGAGATCAAGATCAAAATCGAGCTCTCGGAGTTCGGCCAATTCCAACTGAAGCAGTTCCTCATTCCAGCCGGCGTTCTCGGCGATCTTGTTGTCAGCGATCACCAGCGCTCGGCGCTGTGCCTCCGTTAGATGTCCAAGCACGATCACCGGTACCTTTTCGAGTCCCAGTTGTTGCGCGGCCAGCAATCGCCCGTGACCGGCGATGATGACGTTGTCGTCACCAACCAGGATAGGATTGACAAAACCGAACTCGGCAATCGACCCGGCAATTTGCGACACCTGCCCATCATCATGTGTGCGTGCGTTGCGCGCATAGGGGATCAAGCGCTGGAGCGACCAGTGCTCCACCGAATCGATCGTGGTTGATTGCATTTGATTACCTTGGGATGAAAGTGCGAACCGCGAACCTGCGAACCCGGTTTTCTCGGGCAACGCTAGCGAAATGCCGCGCCTCCACCCCCCGCATGGCTTTTTGGCCAGGAAGGACCCGTAGCGTTTGGAAGAAATGGGAGGTCAGAAAATGAGAAGGGCCGTGGAACGATCCACGGCCCCACAGGCTTTTCTCGCGATGTTAGAGCAATCCTAACGCAAAACCGGCAAAAGTGTTGCAGCCCTATGCGGGTGAAAATTTCGCAGCGACCCTAACGAATGCGCTGCACTGCGCACCACCACGCCACTTCACTCTTTTCCCCTACTCCTGAGCATTTGGCCTACCGGGTGACGTTCGTCGGCCAACATAGCATTCAGAGACTGTTGGGATGTAAACCAGATCTTCGGCTCATGCGGCTTATGTCGCCGCTTGCCGGTGGCGATCTCCAGCAGGCGCTTTCAAATCTCGTCCTGGGGCGGGATGCCAACGATCGACTTGTCCATCACAGCACGGCTTCGAGTCCCTTGCGCTCGATCAGATCGAGCAGCTTCAGAGAGGGGCCGCTCGGCCTCTTGTCGCCGATCTCCCACTTGCGCACGGTGGACAGGCTGGTGTTGAGCACGGCAGCCAGTACGGCCTGGCTCAGATGCAGGTTCTTCCGCAACGCGCGAATCTTCTCGGCGTCGTACTCGGGGACGGGTTCCATGCACAGGGCGTCATACTTCTGCATTTTTCGCTTGTCGATGAATCCGAGACGATGCAGATCACCCGCTGTCTCGTGAACGGCTTCGAGGATTCGGCTTTTGGCCTTAGGCTTGGTCGTCATGGCAAATCTCCTGTAGCGAATCGTCTTCGATCGCCTTGTTCAGTTGCTGAGCGGTTCGGGCCAGCAAATCGGCGGCGATCTCTTGCAGGGCTTCCAATTCTTTGTCGCTGATGTTTGCTCGCTCGTTCTTCTCGAATCCGAAGACGAAAAACCATCGGTTACCCTTGTTGGTCGCAACGAGCGTTCGTGCTCCGCCACGTTTGCCTCGCCCGGCGAGTCCAACCCGTTTCTTGACGATGCCGCTGCCCAAGTCGGCATCGATCAGGCCCTGGGTCATTTCTTCCACCGCTTGGCACAGCGCCCGGTCGATCAGTTCGGTCTTGCGCATCCATCGGCTGAAGTGGCGGGTTTTGAACACTCTTCTCATCTTTAAAGTATGACACTTAGTGGCATAGATTGTCCAGAAGTTCCCGAACGACCGTTCAAGTGGTCGGCCACCAACCTAAGCGCTTTCTGCCAGCGTCGCCACGCCGTCGTCCGGTCACAGCCGAAACGCCGGCAGATATCCCGCCAGCGATATCCCTCCGCCCGCATCCAGACCAGGTGGCGATCCTCCTCGGCGAGCCACGGCACCCAGCCCATGGTCTCCTCCATGCGGTCGATGGCGGCCGGGTTCGGTGGCATGCGGTAGATCATATCGTCCACGGAGAGGGTCTCCCACGGCTGGCGCACAATGGTCGGCCAGGTGTTGAAGTAACCCTGCACTCGCACCGGTGGCAGGCGATGGGCGGTCTGGGCGGCCTCGCGGAAACGTTCGGCCACCTGCTCGGGAGTCCACTCAACCATGGTGTGCCTCCCGGTAACCGTAAAGCCGCTCGCCGATACGCTTCACCAGTTCCCGCTCGGCCCAGTCGAGCCGTTCATCGTCAGGCGAAATAACTAGGATGCACTCCTCCCGCCAGCCTTCTCGCTTGATGGTTTCGGGGTCGGGGCGGCTGGACTGCAGTCGTCCAAGGGGACAGCGATAATGGGGATGGGGTGTGCTCATACCGCACCTCCCAGCCGCGTATCGATGACCCAGTGCAGCAACGCCAGGGCATCCGCCTCATTGTCGTCGGCAGGATGATGACCCCGTTGGCGCACCGCCTGGATGACCTTCGCCTTGCCCGCATTGCCCTTGCCGGTGGCATGGCGCTTGATGGTGCCCACCGGCACGCCCTCGTAAGCGATATCGTACTGCTCACACCAAGCCGAGAGATGGGCCAGGAAGCCACCGTAGGCGTGAGCGGCATCGACACCCAGGTGGCGCCGGACCTCCTCGAAGTAGATGGCGTCGATCCGGGTCACCGTGGTCAGCATCCGGTCGAGCCAGTGCTTGAACCTCAGGAAACGCATGCCACCGCCCTGGTAGCGGTCGTGTCGGAACTCCGCCGTGCCGCTGGTGATGAGGGCGTCGGACGAGCGCAGCGCCCAGCCGGTCTTGGTGCCGAGGTCGAGGGTCAGGATGGTCGGGTTATCCATGGCGCTTTCTCCTGTGGTAATACGGCTTGTACTTGCCTGACACGGGCTTGCCTCGCGCTTTGTGAGCGTCACAGCGCCGATTGAGATGGTGGATGGCCATCCCTGACGTAATGACAAAGGGCTCACCACAGTCGGGACAGTGGCTCTGCCAAGTGAAAATCCTGGTGGGTGATCCATCCTTTCGCAGGTGCTTTCGTGATTCGATGAGTTCATAGCGTTGACCCTGGTGTATGAAAGCCTCACCAATGAGAGGGGTTGCTTTGAATCGTATTAACGTCATGAAATTTTCTCCCCGGCCAAACTCAGGCCACCCGTCAACCCGGCCAAACCAACCGGCGGTGGTGAAGAGTAGAGCCCCCCAGCGTAAGCGCGGGAGTCTCTACTACCCCTGAAAGGGGTAGGGGTCTGCGTGCAATCTGAAAATCGTTCTGAAAGCCGCGTGGTTACTGGGTTTTGGGTCAGTTTGCAGGGGGTCTCTGCAAACTGAACCCTGCAAACTGCAACCTGGCGCAAGTCGTTGTTTTTGCTCGATTCCAGTTTGCAGTCAGTTTGCAGATTGCAGCAAACTGGTTCAGTTTGCAGAGCGCCTGCGCGAGTAGTGGTGGCGGTGTTTGTCGGTTGGATCATGTTTCGTTCTCCTCGTGATAGATCCAGACGTCCGGGTCCTCGACGGGTAGCACCGCGCCGGTCTGCGGACATTTGTAGTGGGTGGGTTTGACGACCAGGTGCGAGTGGGTGATTTCGCCTGTGTCGGTGTCGATCTGTTCCTTGCCCGGCAGGGTCATCTGCTCGACGCAGAGGTTGCCGAACTTGCTGCGGAACAACGGCGGCAAGCCGTAGTCTTCGGGGTTGCGGAAGAATTTGATGTAGCCCTTGGTGGCCAGCACGGCCAGCCGCTCGTTGATGGTGCGGTTGGCCCCGAGCCCGGCTTGGCCTTCGAAGGCCTCGGCGAACTGGTTGGCGGTGTAGATCCGGCCTTCGGCGGCCTCATCGAAGATCAGCTGCAGGATTACGTCGCGCTTGCGACGGCGCTCGGCATCCAGACGCGCGCCATGATCCTGGTTGACCAGACGCTCGCTGTGTTGGTCGAGCTCGACCCAACGACCACCGGACTTATCGACCCGCTTGGGTGGCAACCCTGGTCCGTTGCGCAGTTCGAACACCAGCATGCGGTCCGTGCGGCTCTCATCCGGACGATAGAGCAGCATGCCCGTGGTGTAGTAGCCGCGCAGACTGCCCGCGCCGGAGAGCGCCTGGAAGGGATCTTCCTCGACCTGCTTCTTGCCGATCTTCTTGGTGTGGTGGGCCAGGATGATGCCCGCCTCGGGATTGACCGCGTCGCGCAGCTGTTCCACTCGCTCGCGCAGGAAGAAGAGCATGGCGTTGTTGTCGTTCTCGCCCGCCCCTTCGGGTCCACCGTCGAAGACGTTGCGGATCGGATCGATGACCAGCACGTCCAGCGGCGGCCCGGCAAAGGCTGCTTGCATCGCCAGCGCGACTTGGGCCATACCCTCGTCGTTGAGCACCAGCTTGAGTTGGGGCGTGACCTTGAGATGGTTCGCCGCCTTTCTGATCACCGCTTCCGGCAAGTTCATCGACTGGAAGCGCTCGCGCAGGTAGTGGTACTGCACCTCGGCCTGCAGATAGAAGACGCGAAGCGGCCGGGGCGGATTGAGTTCCAGAAACGGCTCGCCCGCGGCCATGTGGGTGAGCATGGTGAGCAGGAAGTCGCTCTTGCCCACCTTGGGCGCGCCACCGAAGACGATCATGCCGCCGGGTGTCAGCACCCGGGGCTCGATCAGATCGTTGGGCATGGGGGATGTGTCAGCGAGCAGTTGCCCCAGACTGAACACAGGAATCTCTGAAACGCCCTGCGCCTCGGTTCTAGGAACGTATTGAAGGAAGGCAGCGACGTCCATCCCCTCCGCTACCGCGTCAAAGGCATCCCATTTCTCCGGCTTGTCGATGGGCGGCTCGAGGATGGCCACCGATGCCACACCCGAACGAAGTAGAACATCCCGCACGCGCTCGGCGTATTGGCGTCCAGCCTCATCCTTGTCCGGCCAGACCAGCACATGCTTGCCCTTGAGCGGCGACCAGTCGGTCTTGTCCACCGGCGCGTGGGCGCCGTTCATGGCGGTGGTCGCCGCGATGCCCGAACCGATGAGGGCGTCGGCGGCCTTCTCGCCCTCGGCCACCACCACCTCACCGGCGTTCAACAACCCCGGCTGGTTGTAGAGGGGCCTTGGATCGGGGGCACGGGTTTTGCGCTCGCGTACATCCCAGGGGCGGTACTCCTTACCCTCCGGCGTGTCGTAGCGGTAGACGCAGGCAATCAGTTTTCCCGCGGCGTCGAAGTAGTCCCACTTGGCCGACCAGGGGCCGAGATCGTCCAGCGGCGGTTTGCGCTGTGGCAACAGGGTGGCGATAAGCGGCACGTCGCCCAGCCAGCGGCCGATCTCGTGCACCAGCTCCGGAAACTGCCGGCGGCTATCCAGGCCGAGGTTCGTGGCCCAAAGATCGAAGATGTCGCCGCACTCACCGGTGGCGAAATCGATCCACATCCCCGCCTTGGGGCCTGCGAGTTCCACCACCAGGCTTTTGCCGGGATTGCCCTGAAGGTCGCCGATGAAAAACTGCCTGCCCCGGCTTTTACCGTTGGGCAACAGCCAGGCCACCGCCTCGGGGAGTCGTTCCAGCAGCTTTGTCTTCACGGCCCTGGCATCAAACCCGGGGTCGTCAAGGGAGTTCTCCTGAGCTGGCGCGTCATTGAAGTCGAGCCAGGCGATCTTGTCCGGCTTCAAGATCCGCCTCCCCAACACCGGTCCTGCCAGGGACAGAACTTACACTCGTAGTGGGTTGGATCGTTGGTCAAACGCGGCAGCAACTCGTGGGCGTCACAGGCCAGCAAGACACGCACGCCCCGGTCCGAGGTGCGCTGCGCCAGTTCGCCGTTGAAGGGCACCCCCTCGAAATAGATTTCGGCGGTATCCTTGTTGATGGCGGTGAAGAGCGCCGGGTGCTCACTGATACCCGGGATCTGCGGCTCCAGGTAGGCCTGGTAGAGGGCGATCTGAGCGGCGTAGACCGGTTTGGCGAGCGCCACCCCGCGCTTGACTGTCTCCTTCCACGACCTGGCGTTGAGCGACTTGCACTCCCAGAGTGCCGGATAGCCGAGCCCCAGCGATTCCGGTCCCGCGGCAAGGATACCGTCCACATGGCCCTGGATGCGGCCACCGGCGACAGAGAAACCGTACTGCCCGCCGAGGGAGGTTTCCGTATGCAGTTCGAAACCGGCCTGCTGCAACCAGCGGATGGCGAGATCTTCGAACAGGTGGCCCGCCTCGAAGATGCGCAGTGTCCTTCCGGAGAACTCGCGCCCCGGATCCACCGGCGCTTGTAGATACTCGTACTGCAGCGCCCGATCGCAGGCCACGCCCAGACGTGACGCGCCGAGATAGGTGCGCGGGGTCTGAGCGTCCCGTTCAGCAGCCAACGCCCCGTCGATATAGCCCATTACCCGCTCGCTGAAGGAGGCGGAAGAGTTGAAATCCAGCATCTGCCTCCCCCTCAGAACGGCACGTCGTCAGGCGTGAGTTCCCGCAAGTTGTCGAAGTAGGCGGTGAGCACTACGTCCACCATCTGCAGGATCTCCTCGCGGCGGTAGGCCGACAGCGGTTTGTCCATTCCGACCGACGCCACGTACTCCCCGAGGTGAGGCAGCACGGCATCCATGGCGCTCTTTTCGTTGCCGGTGGGATCAATCATGACGCCACCTCCCGCCCTGAGGCGCTTTGCGTAGAGGCTCTGGCAGCGCATCGAACAAAAACGCTTGAACTGACGCTTTACCCCCGTTCTCGGCGGCGATACCCAGCAGAAGGCCCGCCCTTCCCGTCCACAGATCGCGCAAAGCATTCATGCCGCCTCCCTGCTTTGCGCCGCACCGAACACCCGGGATTGGATGTCTCGCTTGTTGAACCGGAAGGCGAGCAGGCAGGAGGCTTGGTAGCGGGTCAGGCCGAAGTCCTGGCGATAAGCCGGCGGCAGATAGTGCAGCTGTTGCTGGGTCGCGGACTGGTTCAGCCAACGGCGAGACTTGAGTGCGGTATCCTCCGACTCGTGCTCGTTAAGCCAGTCGTCCGCCGCCGCGAGACAGACGGTGCGCTCGCCGAGCGCCAGCAGGTTCGTTCTCTGGTTCTTGCCGCCGCCAACACCGTACCAGTGGCCGTTGAGGAAAAAGACACCCGCCCAGGCATCAAACCCGGTGGCCATCAACGCGCCGTCGTCGCCGAACAGGTCGCACCAGCGAAACGAGGAGCGCTTGAGCAGGTCGAGTTCCGACATGACGAAATCGCCCAGCTCGATCTTCTCCCCCGATTCGGCGCGTTCCCAACGGTAGCCGCAGAGCGGGCACTCCATCGATGCCGCGGGCACCTGTGCACCACACTCCGGACACTCCTTCTGAGGCGCCTCGCCGGTGAAGTCCCGGCCCTCCAGATTGACGTCCTGCTCCAGCGAGCCGTGCAGCAGAGTGCTGGTGCCGAAGTCGAGAACGATGCAATCCGTCTTGGTGACACCCGGATACTCGTTGGGATCGACGGTGCGCAGACCACGGCCGATCATCTGGATCAGGGTGGACTTGAAGGAGCTGGGGCGCAGGAGGACGACGCAATCAGTCGGAGGGTGATCCCAACCCTCCGTGAGCACCGCCACGTTGACCACCACCTGCGCCTCACCCCGCTCGAATCGAGCCAGGGCCTCTTTACGCGTGCTATTGGAAAGTTCGCCATGAACCAGCACAGCATCGACACCTGTGGCCCTGAAGGCCTCCGTGACATTGCGGGCGTGATTGACGGTGGAGCAGAAGACCACCGTCTTGCGGTCCCCTGCCCGCTCCTTCCAGTGGAGAATGACCGACTCGGTGATGGGCGCCTTGTTCATGATGGCGTCCACCTGGGTCATGACGAAGTCGTCAGCGGCACGCTTCACGCTGGACAGCGCCTCCTGGGTACCGATGTCTACGACAAAGGTGCGCGGCGGCACCAGGTGACCGGACTGGATCAACTCGCCCAGGGTGATCTGATCGGCCACGTTGCTGAACACCGGTCGCAGCCCCTTTCGGTCGCCGCGGTTGGGCGTGGCAGTCACGCCAAACAGGGCCAGATCCGGATTGCGCTCCCGGGCGTAGTCAATGACGCGCCGGTAGCTGGACGCGGCCACGTGGTGCGCCTCGTCGACCACCAACAGGTCCAGCGCCGGCATGCGCTTGAGGTTGGCCTCGCGTGAGAGGGTCTGGACCATGGCGAAGGTGGTCCGGCCGGACCAGGACTTCTCCCGGGCATCGAACACGGAGGTTTCGATGCCGGGATTCACCTTGCGGAACTTGGCCTCATTCTGGCTCGTCAGCTCGTCCCGGTGGGCCAGTACGCAGGCCTTGGCGTCGTTGTCGACCAACCACTCCCCGGCAACGCCGGAGAGCATGATGGTCTTGCCCGCCCCGGTCGGAGCGACGCCGAGGGTGTTGCCGTGCTCGTCGAGGGCACGGACAGCACGCTCGACGAACACCTTCTGGCGGGGTCTCAGTATCATCGCCGCCCCTCCTTACTGCGCCCAGCTGGGACGGCCGGTGGGTGCCGCGGCCGGTTGCTGCTGAGATGCTGGGGCCTGCTGTGCCGGTTGCGAAGCGGCGCTGCCCATCGCTGCGGCGTACTCCTTGCGGTCCGGCGTGATTGCCATCCTGATGACGTTCTTGTCTTCGCCGTATTGGTCCTTCTCCATCTCCACCTTGCCGACGAATTCGATGCCGTCGAGATCGGCGAAGCCGTTGATGCGCCGGGCCTGCTGAGCCTGGGGCGAGTTGTCCTGGGGATGCAGGCCCCGGGCGGAGTTGAGAATACCCTTGATAAAGGCGCGGCCCATGTTGGCCCACTCGGGCCCTTTGTTGCTGTGCAGGCCGATCAGGCTCCAGATCTTGCGCCTTGCGTAAGGGCCTTCCAGTACCACGAACTCGCCGTTGAGATAGATCGAACCGGTGGTCTCACTCTGGGTGGCGTAGCCGCCGGTCCAGCCTTGGGCGTGATCGTCGTAGCCACCCGGTTTAATGGTCATGCGCACCTTTACCAGGGTGCCTTTGGGGATGGTGTCGAAGCCGTATTGGTCGTCGGCCGAATTGAAATCGTTCCAGGCGGATGTCATGGTCAAACTCCTTCGTTTTCGATAATGGGTTGGGTATCGGGGGCGGCTGTAGGAATGGCGTGGGCGAGCCGCTCTCCGGCCGGTCTTACGGGGTTGCGGATCTTTGCCATGAGACGGCCGAGGTGGGGTTCCTCGATCATCTCCAGGCGGCCGCTACGATCCTTGGCCGGGTAGCCCCAGGGATTCAGGGTGTGGTTGATGAAGGCGCGGTAACCGTTGCCCTCATCGTCGGCAAGCTCTGCCATGGCGATCACCTGATCGACGATGCCGGGCAGCTCCAGGCCGGTCTTGGAACCTTCGATCTGAGGCACGAACAGCTTGCGGTTGAAGTCGTCGATCCGTTCGTCGAGGATGCCGGCGAACCAGATGTTCTTGTTGCGGGTGTGCTGCAGATGGGTGAGCCAGGCGATCATCTCCTGGCCATGCAGGCCGTAGGCACCGCGCATGTCGGGCTTGCCGGTGCGCTCGCTGAATGCCTGGGGCTGGCCCTTGCACCATTGAAAACAGAGACGGCCCGCCACCGTGATCGAGTCGATGAACACCGTCTCGTACTTCGCCAGTAGCGCCGGATCGCCGAAACGCTCGCACACGGCGTCGAAATGGGCCTGACTATAGGGCTGGTCCTCGCGCAGCGCCGGATTGGGACCACCGATGAAGACCGCGAAGTCGCGGCACTCCTGCCAGGTCTTGGGCCGCACGCTGTCTCCGGTCCAACCCTCGATGGCCAGATCTCCTGCCTCCAGATCGAAGAACAGGGTGCTCTCCGGTTCCAGGGTCCACAGCAGGCTGGTCTTGCCGATGCCCGACTTGCCGAAGATGCAGCCCTTGATGCCGCGCTTCTCCGCCAGCCGCTGATCGGCACCGATGATGGGCAAGCCGCCGTTCATGCCGCACCTCCCTCGACCTGGGTCAATCGAAAGCCGGGCTTGCCGGTCTTGAGGGTGCGGGCAGGCGCGAATACCTCGCGCAGGCTCTCGGGCCAGGCGGTGTATTTACGTTCGGCGACCTTGTAAGTGATCTCCAGGAACTCGGCGGGATCGTCGCCGGCGGCGGCGATTCGGCCGGCAATCTCTGACAGCTTCTTCTGATCCCACACAGGCTTTTTAGAAAGCTCGGCCGTCACAAGGACACCTTCGTCATCGAAGTGAACGATCCCGGTCTCTTTACCAAGTCGGGCACGCAGTTCCTTGGTCTGGGCTTCATACTTCAGGGCGATAGCCCCATGGATCCAATCACTGAGATCTTTGGCATGGCGCAGAGACTCGGCGGCAGCGGACTGCAGCTGCATCAACTCCCTGGCGGTAAGGCCGCTTACCTCACCGATGCTCAGGCTTCGGGCTTTTTCCAGCGTGATCGTCATGCCACCGCTCCCGCCTGCCCTTGATCGGCAGGTTCAGAAGTGGAAGCACGCATGTGCCGTCGTTCATAGGCCTCGATGTCATCGAGCCGGTAGACCACGCGGCCGCCGATCTTGAGGAAACAGGGTCCCCAGCCGATCACGCGCCAGCGCTCCAGAGTCCGCTGGGAGAGGTCCCAGCGGTCGGCCAGTTCGGCCTGATTGAGGTGTTTTACAGTCATCACTTTCTCCTGCGGGTTGTTGCGAAACGCAGGAGAAAGAATGCGGTTGCGATAGTTAGGAGGTGGTCAGGGTGGAGTTAGGCATACAGTTAGGAATGGCTGCTCCATCCCTTTTATCTGACTGATGGAAAACCGAACTTAGCTTATAATGGCGCTTGGCTTGGTCCGACGCGGCAGCATGACTCGTCGGGTATTATCAAGTAAAACAGTGACATAGAAGTCAAGAAAACACCAATAGGGAATCTTCGTGGTTGATACAAAGCGTCTTTATCTCCCTCTGAGCAGAGAGACCGTCACCACTCTCTTAGATGATCAACTTGCCATCAGTGATCACCTACGCGTGCTCTCCAGCTCGGAACTATCTGCTCTATACGTTCTTCAGAAATTGCCCGATTTACACGCGAAGGGGCTCTCTACTCTGGAAATTGAGCGTCGGCTTGCCAAGCTTATTGCTGAATTGAATACAGCAGCGAAAAATGATGGCTCCAATGAGTTTTCTGATGAAATTGAACGCCTAATCGAACCAGGCTTTCTTCGTGCCGGCTTCGTAGCCATGTGTGATATGGGCGTGGATTTGCTTGAGCAAGGCGAAGTAGCGTCCCGCAACTACCTGCAGCCAAACGGCGAATGGGATTTCAACTTTACACGGAACCTACAAACCAATCGGGTTCCGGCCGAAGACCCCCACTACCAGATTCCAGGTCTTCCGCTGAACACTGGGCTTACAGATCAGCAATTCAGGATCCCCTATACCCTAAACCGTCAGATTGACGAGCATCTACATATTCAAGGTTATGCTGGTACCGGTAAATCGTACCTGATCAAAGTAATCACAAGCCTTTTGCTATCTCAAGGTCTCAATCCACACAACATCCTGTTACTTACCAGGACATGGCAGCAATTGAGGCCGTTAAAGCAAAAAATTGGAAACTCAATCACGAGCTTAACCTATGAGGATCTGATGCAACAGATCATTCCGAAAGGGCCGCTTGACAAGGCGTACGCCCGCATACGAACCAAAGCCGAGCATAACAAGCAACTTGACCCCAAAGATATCGTGTCAATTTATGGCCTCACCGGCATAGGGCGCACATCAGCTTACTCGATTGCCAGCGCCAGTAAAGGCGCCCTCTCCCGCTACTGTGCGAGCACAGATGACATCATCCTCGGAGACCACATACCAAGATGGTTCAAGCAGAATGAACTCGCCAAGCAAAAATCCATTATTGACTCCGCCGCGCTAGAGGCAATCGTGATCCGTACAGCGGAGAGTTTGTGGCAGGAGACCGTAAACCCCACGACTAGCGACTTCAAGCCACCGATACGTGGGTTTCATAAGATCAAGCTTGCGGCACTACATGGCTTCGCTATCCCCAAACACTATTCACATGTAATCATCGATGAATGTCATGATGCCCCACAAGCACTGCTGCAAGTGATTGATAACAGTATGGCGGCCTGCATTACTCTGGCGGATGATTACCAAAAATTAGCCGGGAGTTCTGTCTATCGTGAAAGAAAAGTACGAAAAGCAAGCATTACCCAATCTTGTCGAGCAGGTCATCAGCTTGAAGATATTATCAATCCCATCATCATTACCCACCCTGTAATAAAACCCAAGGAACTTTTTGCAGGCAGCAAAGACATCAAAACAACGGTGACCTTCTATCCGGACCAAAAGCCAACCATCCCTAAGCCGGCTGCCGCGATCCTTGTCAGTGACTACTGGGCCCTGTGGGCATGGGCAGACCATCTCCTAAGGAATGGGGTGCGATTTACCCTCTATGCAGAGGATAAGGACCTAAATCTTTTCGTTCAGGACTGCATAGAACTTAAAAATCGCGGAACGCCTCCTAGGCACCGCGATCTATTTAGCTTCCGAACCTGGGACCGGCTCGTCGAGGCTATGGCTAAGAATCGAGGATTCAAGAGGATTTACGCACTGCTCGAACAAGGCTACTCCACCAAGAAGTGGGAATCCACTCAGTACTGGATCAAAACCAGCCCCCCTGACAAATATGCGCTCAGCACTCTCACAGCAGCCAAGAACAGAGAATTTGACGTCGTCATGTTAGGCCCGGACACCACAGACATAATCCAAAAAACTGATAGGACTGACAAGGATACTGCACGCAAGGCGATGGCCGCGCTTTATATCGGCGCCACCCGTGTGCGTCAGAAATTGATTGCCCCCGAGTCGCTACGAAGTTGGATTGAAGAATCCTCATCGTCATAACGACCTCATTGAAAAAGAAACGTCATATCTTTTCCATCCTCTGTAACAGAATCCGGCGTCAACAGGATGGATTTTCTTGCATTGGCGTTTAATTCGACATCGACATTAAATCCACCTGAAACCAACCGCCGCTTGACTTCTTGCAAAACAACGTAATAGGCAGATACGTTCCCCTTGGCCGAAGCACTGACAAGACCGGGATATTGCTCAAACACAAGACCAAGCTTTGCCACTTCCGGTGATTTATTCAGCAACTCAATATCATCCACCTCGACATTCCAACCTTCAAAATCAATAGAACCCATTTCTCCTTTATCCTCTATTCCGCAATATCCACAGCAACTTATCCCAACGCTTGAAGAACCGATTGCGCTGGCTCATCAACGATCAACCAACAATATCCACCGCCATAGGCGATGGCGCCTTTCCAGTCTTCCTTACAGCCGCTAAACGCTTGACTCATGGCTCTTGAGCGCGACTCGGCTTCTTCGAGAACCGATGCGGTCCTCATATGGGGTTCACCACGCTCCCAGGTCTCGTACAAGATTCGAATGATTCGCCTATGAGTCAAGCCACTGAAATGGAATTCCCGATCATGAAGGCGTAGATACCCACCATCCTCGTTGCACTCCACAGAGCTCCACTTCCGCCTAGGCTCCCGAACAGCACCCCCGTTTACGACAAGGGATTCTGCATCAAGGCTATCTAGAACTTCCTTCTCCGGGGAGAACAGATCCATCAGAGATACAAGAATGGGGTTTCCTGGAAGATCCGGTCCATAACCGCTCGGTCGCCCGTCGGTGAGAATGAGACTGGCGCCTCGTCGAGGATATCCCTGCAGCGCGGCACGCACCTTGGAAAGTGTCTCTGGAAGCCCGGCTCGACGAAGAAAAAGTAGGGCTACCCGGCGCTTGCTAATCCAGGTTTCTCCAAGATCCCACAACAACTCCAGCACGAGATTTGTTGGACCGGAACGAGTAGGCATCTGAAACCATCGACTGATGACAGCCAACACTGCTTCAAAATCCACCCGGTAGGCTTTCAAACAGTCAGAAGGCACTACGACCCAACCCTCCGCTGGCGTGAAATAACGATAAGTCCGACTGACGCTATCCCAGACCAGCTCCCGGTCTTCATCGTCAACCTCGATAAACTCCGACCCGTTTGCGTAGGGCCTTAGCAGTCCTTTCTCGACCAGTCCGAGCCCATTCTCCGATTGCATGACGTATTCGCTGCCGATCACCGCCCGTGGATGGGCGGTGATGCGAAGCAAGAGCGCCAATTCCTCTCTACGCAGTACCGGTGGTTCCGCCATCAAGCGATCTCTTCCAGCAAGCCCCAGCGCTTCAGATACTTCTCTCCGATCAACCTTTCGCGCTCGGTGCGGCTTCGCAGGTCACAGCCGTTGGGCATAGTGATCTTCACCGGCAGGACCTTGCGCCGGTTGGAGCCGTTTTCAGGATAGAAGCGAATGGAGAGTTGTGCCTGGGTGGGTGTGAAGTTTCCCGAGGTCAAGGGATTGCGATCGCCAAAATGCTCGTCGACATAGTCGTAAAAACCGATCTCACTCCTCGCCGGCACCTCCAGCTGGATACGGCCGTCCCCTGCCAGATCCTTGAGCTTTATCATGACCACCTGTACCGATTCGATACCGTCTTCCCTGTCCCAGTCCAGCGGTTGCTTCTGCAACAGTGGCGTCAGGCTGTAGCGCCGCAGGGGAAGGGTATCGGCTTCGTTCGGGCGTTTCAGCAGATCCTCGGTGAAGGCCTTCGCGATGCTGTCACGGCGCTCCCTGCGTGCTGCCACCACCTCGATGACGCCGGTCTCTGAGGCATAGGTAATGGCGTGTTCCGAAACCGGCCGGCGGATGCGCGAGACGATATCCTCCCCTTCGAACTCCAGGTAGGCGTCGGGCATGCCTTCCTGGTAGACCATCACCTGCATCCATGCGACATCCCTACCCTCTTCGTCGGTTACGATTCTTTCGAACAGCTCCAGCTTCACCTTGTCACCCAGGCCGAACAGGGTTTTGATCTTCTCCTTGAACGCCGTGAGAGATGCCCTATCGGTCGCCAGCGCAATCCCCGCTTCCACCTGGTAGCCGCTCCAGTTCCGGCCATGGCGGTACTGGTCGGCGTAGCGGATGTCCTCGGCGTGCCGGAACGATTCCGGTTCGTTGACATAGACCCAGTGACTGCGTTCGATGCCGTTCTGCAGGCCGTCGAAGGTGGCCCGGTTCTCCACAACGCTCAACAGGGCGGCCTGCCCGACCTCGTCCGCCATCTGACAAATTCGCTCCGCATCGATCCGGAGCCGTGCCCGGTCGCTGTCACTCAGGTGGTCGACCAGCCGGATAACATTCTTGGCAACTTCGGCCTGATCCTGGCTCCAGTCGACGCCGCTGACGGCGATTTTCTTGCTGACGAAGTACTCCCGCAGTCGTGCGGGTGAGGTGTGGCGGACAAAATTACGGACAACCGGCATGAAAACGCATCTCCTTGCTACAGAATCACAGGAAGTTCAATATAATGAACTTTCAGGATAGGGGCCACCTGTATCGCTTGTCAAGCATATTTAGTATTTCTATACTGAACCTTCGGATTATCATCACGACACACCAAGAGGAGCGACACCGTGGCCAACCTACTCGGGGCCAAGATCAAGGAGCTGCGCAAGGCCAAACAGCTGACGCTCGAACAACTCGCCGGGCAGATCGGCTCCGGCAAGAGCTACATCTGGGAGCTGGAGAACCGGGGCGTGAAGCGACCTTCGGCAGAGAAGCTGGCCGCCATTGCCCGCGCACTGGACACGACCACCGATTATCTGGTCGACAACGGCATGACCCAGCCGACCGACACCGTCAAGCGCGAGGTCTTCTTTCGCAAGTTCGACAGTCTGGATGCGGAGGATCAGCAGAAGATTGAAGACATTGTCGATGCCTGGAGCCGGAAAAAGTGACTGAGAAGAAGCGGCCCCACAAGGAAGCGAACCGCCTCTCTCGCATCCTTGACACCCTGCCACCGGAAGAGCGCTACCCTGTCGATGTCACAAAGGTTGCTCTTGAACTGACACCCGCCTTCAACGATGACCCGATCACCGAAGTTCAGGGCCATACCTTCAACAAGTTCGAAGGCGCACTGCTCAAAGACCCGGCCAATCCGCGCTGGGGAATCTTCTTTAACACCAATATCCAGCACCCTGGCCGAATCCGCTTTACCCTGGCCCATGAACTGGGTCACTACATGCTGCACCGGCAGGAGGCCGGTCTCGACGGGTTCGAGTGCGGCAGCGGCGACATGCTGCGCTACGACACTGGCTATGCGGTGCGGGAAGAGGAGGCCAATGCCTTCGCCGCCACCTTGCTGATGCCCGCCCACGACTTCCGGCGCCAGGTCGAAAACGAGGGCTTTGGTTTCGACCTGCTGGGGCACTGCGCAGACCGTTACGGCGTCTCTTTGACCTCGGCGGTGTTGCGCTGGCTGGACTTCACCCCCAGGCGGGCCATTGCCGTGTTCTCAGAGGCCGGGTTCATGCATTGGGCGAAATCCAGTAGCAAGGCTTTCAAGTCGGGCAAATATTTCGCCACTCGCCGTGCCGGGCCTATTGAAGTTCCTGCGGGATCCCTGGCTTCCGAGCCGGCCTTCTCCCTCACCGCTCGAGACGGCATTCGCCACGGGCCCGGCGTCTGGTTCGAGGATGAAGCGGTAGTCGAGCATACCCTCTATTCTGAAGAATACGGCATGACCCTGACCGTACTGATGCTCGATGAAACCGGCGGTTACGATCAGCTGGAGGAAGTACCCGAGGAAGAGGTCGCCGATCGCTTCTCAAGGGGGATCTGACCGTAACGACTACGCACCGCTACGCCCTTTCGGGATGAGGAATTATCCCTCTCAGGGAACAATATCGCTTATCAATAGTTTCGAGATCTCAGATGCTCACCAGGATAAGCGATGCAAACTATTCTACCTGTGGAATCACTGTCTGATGCAGAGCGCACGGCTGAAGCGGCCGAGATCCTCGCCACCGGTCTGATCCGGCTCAGGAATGTGCAAATAGAGAGCGAGTTTCCACTGGACTTCCTGCCCACCGGAAGCGTTCATCATGACCGTTATCCCAACGGAGAAAACCCACGATGAGCACAGCGGTGATCGGCAAGGTGGCGGCGCTTACGTCACTGGAGAAGGATGATTTGCACAAACTGTGGCAGGAACTGTTCGACGAACCGGCCCCGCGCAAGCGCCGGGACTATCTGATCCCACGGCTCGCCTGGCGCATTCAGGAACTCGCCTACGGAGGTCTTTCTGACACGACACGAGAACGCCTGAACCACCTGATGCGCCGTGAAGCGCCGATCAAGCCGAAGGGCGGCCGGATCCAGCGACCCACCGTGGGCACCAAGCTAATCCGCGAGTACCAGGGCATCGAGCACCAGGTCACCGTCACCCGCAACGGTTTCGAGTACCAGGGCCGCACCTTTCGCAGCCTCTCCCATGTCGCCCGAGAGATCACCGGAACCCGCTGGTCGGGCCCCCTCTTCTTCGGCCTGACCCGGGGCGGCAAATGAGCGACAAGAAGAGACCCATCCGCTGCGTGGTCTACACACGCAAGTCTTCCGAGGAGGGACTGGAACAGGAATTCAACTCGCTGGACGCCCAGCGGGAGGCGGGCGAAGCCTATATCCACTCGCAGAAGCATGAGGGCTGGACGCTGCTATCCAACCGCTACGACGATGGCGGCATCTCCGGCGGCACCATGGAGCGGCCTGGGTTGCAGCAGCTGCTGAGCGATGTGACGGTCGGCAAGGTCGATGTGGTGGTGGTCTACAAGGTGGACCGCCTCAGCCGCTCCCTGGGGGACTTCTCCCAGATCATCGACCTGTTCGACAAACACGGTGTCTCCTTCGTCTCCGTCACACAGCAGTTCAACACCACCTCCTCCATGGGGCGGCTTACGCTGAACATCCTGCTCTCCTTTGCCCAGTTCGAGCGGGAGGTCACCGGCGAACGCATCCGCGACAAGATCGCCCTGTCGAAGCAGAAAGGGATGTGGATGGGCGGCTACGTGCCCCTGGGCTACGACGTGGCCAGCCGCAAGCTGGTACCCAATGAGCCGGAGGCGGATCTGGTGCGGCGCATCTTCAACCGCTTCATCCGCCTGGGCTCCACCACCCTGCTATGCAAGGAACTCAGTGACCACGGCTTCCGCACCAAGCGCCGCCGTGGTCGCGACGGCCGGCTGAGCGGCGGTCACCCCTTCAACAAGACCGCCCTCTACAAGATCCTCAACAACCGCATCTACCTGGGCGAGATCCGGCACAAGGAGAAGTGGTACCCCGGCGAGCACCAGGCCATCATCGATCAAGACCTTTGGGACAAGGCCCACGCCATCATGGCCCGAGATAAAACCCAGCGCGCTGCTGACGCTCGGCGACAGACCCCGGCCCCGCTCAAGGGGCTACTCTACGGCCCCGACGGCATGGCGATGACGCCCACCCATACGAAGCGGGGCGACAAGCGGTACCGCTATTACGTCACTCACACCGCCAACAAGCGCAATCACAAAGAGTGTCCAGTGCGCATGGTGCGGGCCGGGGATATCGAGGGCATCGTCTTCGACCAGATCAAAACCCTCTTCCGGAACCCCACCATGATCGTCAGCACCTGGAAGGCGGCGGCCACCATGGATGAGGGCATCACCGAAGAGGAGGTGCGCAAAGGGCTCCAATCCATCGAGACGGTCTGGGACCACCTCTACCACCAGGAGCAGGCCCGGCTGTTGCAGCTCTTCGTCGAGAGGATTCGGGTGGAGCCCGAGGGTGTCCACATCGACCTGCGGACTAACGGCATTAACAGCCTAGTGCTGGACCTCAAGGCCGCGGCCCGGAAAACCCAGGAGATGAGCGCGTGAAACCCAGCATCAACCTGAGCCGCGACGGCAAACGAATCCAGATCTTCATCCCGGCCCAGTTGGGGCGCCACTCAGGTCGCAAGCGCATCCTCTCCCCCACGGGACGGCCGGTAAACCCCGACCGCGACCTGGAGGCGGATACTACGCTGATCAACGCCCTCATCCGAGCCCATCGCTGGAACTACTGGCTGGCCAACGGCGAATATGGCAGCGTCAAGGAGATCGCCACCAATGAGGGAATCACCAGCCCCAGCTACGCATCGCGCATCCTCCGCCTGGTCCTGCTCGCCCCCGACATCCAGGAGGCGATCCTCGACAGCGCCCATCCGGCGACCCTCACCCTGGCTGATTTTATGGATCCTTTTCCCCAGATCTGGGATCTGCAGAGGAAGCAGTTTGGTTTCTGAACTCATATGCAGGCATCGGCGATGTCCGTCACCCGCTAACAATCCATTGCTCATACGTGACAATCCCTTTTTATCAGCTCTCCTTTGATCCATTCGCTCTAACCCGAATGTTTCATCCGTTTTTCAATTTGTTCAAACATGCGAGCGGATTCCGAAGGAACAGCATGCGTAGGAATAAAACTCCCAATAAGGCCGGTTTTCCTGCCTTTCATGCACACTTCCCCTTACCCCATTGTTGATCAGCGTGCCGGGGCAGCACTCAGCCGGGTTAACCCGGCTTG